TTTTTTGCTAGAAGTTATTCTAATCTACCTTTCATGAACTTGATGTATTCATGACGGGCATATTTAATCACTCATCAAAAACTCGCTGTGCTAGCGATTTAAAAATAAGCTCATTTTGAAGTTTTGGCAAGCTTTAATCTCATTCTTAGCCAGGAATTTTATTCTTGGTGCCAGGGTTCTCCTTGATCTTCTATCGATAGTTTAATCAACTGTTCGTTAGATCTTGGAGTGTTCGGTTCCGTGAGGAGCTGTAACAATAAAACCATTGATTATAAATGACCTGGGAAGGTTGTTTTCCCGATTGAGTCTTTTGAGACTGATTGGAATTTAATGTACTTCGGTGCATCCAGTACTTCGGATTTTCTGAGTACTTACGTTTATAGGTTTACGAAATTTATAAGCTGGGAATCACTACTGATCGCCCCTGCCTAGGTCTTCGGACCGGGGATGCAGGAACTTTCTGAAGTCGCCGCCATCTAGAGTTTTCAGACTCGGGGATATGGTAACTTCTTCTTTTTCTCAGACAATTATCTGACACTTAATTCACAACCGCTATTCTACAGTGGGATGATAGAAATCTCCACTTAAAAACGCTGCAATGCGAACGCCAGAATATGTTTTGATGTAAATGTTTGTCTCTCTTTTATGAGGATTTACATACCAAACGTTGGAAACAATGTAGAAAGGTTGACTCAACCTTTTCCCGTGGAGGGAATAAAGAGTTTGGAAGTTATTCCACACTTGTCATCTTTTGACAGGCCGTCGTGCCAAAAGTGAAAAATAATACCATACTATGTAAGGTTACTATACCTCCAATTTATTGGAGGAGCATAACAAACAGATTGATTGACTGCCAAACAATTAAGGTCGATGTACCTTTGGAATTTATTCCTAGACCTCATTGGGATTTGCATCCAAAAATGCTAGTCTGACAAACTATAATAGCCAGGATTGATTGATTCCTTAACAATTATGTGTACTATCATTTATATAGTAATTGCGCTTTCCACGTGCAATTAAAACCAAAGAAGAATGATGGGGTAGTTACTAACCCCGTTACAAAGGTGCAAACAACCTTTATTCGTAGTTTAGAAAACTCATCAAACTATGACCACTATTTAGTGGCGCAGGCGCGAGTCCTGCATAAAAAAGTTGCTCTGTTCCCTTCTCTGATGCGAGAAGTGGTTGAAAATTAAATATGCATTACTAATACCTTTAGAAATAAGAAAGGAGGAAGTGACGTGGGGAACAAGCTTAGTAAACTTGGTTCCGAAAAGAAGTATAATGATGATAATCACCATTGGACAACGTTATTGTTGCAACTCTATGCTTTCGAGCTAAGAGACACATATACACGTCCTAGTGTGACTCGAGTCGGACCTTTGTCTGTCTTGAGGATCTTCAAGGGTACTTCAAATGTGCAGTTTATTATTGTGATCCCCGGATATTCTCCGTTGGTCGAATGTAAGAAAGCTGGCATATTGAAATCAATTAAAAAGCATTTCAATTGCACTAGAGTTCAAATCCTAGTTGCAAATGGAGGTTCAAGATTTGATGATCTGTTCTTTGATCGTCTGAACTTCCATATATTGAATACGCACGGGCTTCGCCAGTGTATAAGAGCTTTATATTCTCTCGAGAGTATCTCACCCTTTATGGAGTGGTATTCTAGTAATTTTTCTGAAAGTTTTAGGTGCGGGCTACGCCTGTACCATGACTTGAAGACTAATCTATCTAGCACCATTTCCCAGAAAGTGAAGGATGAGTTGATTGATGTTCTTGCTCGACTTAATATCGATGATACTCCTTTAATTAGGGCTGAATCCAAGGTTTTCCTTGGTTCACCCAAAGTTGATGGATTTGTTCATGATGAAGTTGAGCCCCCCCCATCCGATACAGAGGATCTTATAGTCTCTCACCGGTCAAAACTAATGACCACTGAGGAATTTATCTCTGTTATCCAATCTAATCTGTTACATGTTCAAGTTGTTGAAAATGGTTTCTTACAGATGTGTGATATATTGGCACTTGGAGGAAGTTTCTTCCTTTTGCCGTTGCATATTTTCAAGAACAGAAGAGATATGAAGGTTCTGCTCACCAAACGTGACACGAAGTTGGCTATGTCGACTGAGCGTTGCACGATGAGTGTTGAACGGATGGTTCCCATTTTGGGTAAAGATCTCGCCATTGTCTCGATTGAGACAGTAGAGGAATATGATGACATTACGTATCTATTTCCTATTGTTTGTAATTTGGACGGTGATGCCGAGATGCTTTACAGGACGAAGTATGGTTCTTTACGAAAAGACCATATCTTCACAACCCTCGCTGATTCTTTATCAGGAGGCCCAGGATACGATTATACCTGTGCTTATGACACTTTTTGTGGACTTTGCATGGCTGTTATCGTGGGGAAGTTCAGGTTTACTACACTTGCAGGTTTTCACCTGCGTGGGTATCCGGGACATCCTGACGGGAAGGCATTGATTTTATGTCAAGGTGAGTTACTCGTTGCTATTGCACGGTTGACTGCGATCTTGAATAGATGATTGCCATTGATTGCCTTAGGGCGGTCGAAGTCTGGAGATGACTATAAAATCTCCGCCACCCCGGATCTATCTGTGGTATAAGTTTAAAATAGAATTTGTGTATTGGATACCATACTTTATATTCTTTCAGTTTATTATACGAAGTATAGGCTTGCACACCTTAGACACCATCCTTGATGGTACCTGTATTTACGGGAAGCCTCGTCAGCTAAACTAATCTGATGCAGGCAGGTCTCCGAGTAGAGCACCTGACCTCAAGTGAAACAATTGCTCACTACCAGTTTTACTGAAACAGAAATGGGGGACACTTCTTTAAAAGTCTCCAAATCACCCAATTTATTGGGAACTGAGAATGTCAATTTCGTTGACGGTGAAGATCCTTGGACTTATGAAGTTCCAGCGATCGCCGATCCTACGACGAAGCTATCTGGGTTTCAAGATGCAGATCTCGGTCGATTTCTTAGTCGACCTGTCAAAATCAAAGAATACCAGTGGACGCCTGCGTCTGCGCTTACGGTTACGCGGTTTAATCCGTGGACTGAATTTTTCGCGAATTTGGACGTACTTGAAAAGATTAATCGCTACAGGAATTTGCGCTGTAATTTAAAGATGAAAGTCTTAGTTAATGGAAATAGTTTTTACTATGGCCGTGCACTATGTACTTATAATCCTTTTGTTACTAGCGATGAAATCACTGTGAATAGGACCTTTGTGGCCCAAGATTTGATTCAAGCTTCTCAGAAGCCGCATCTTCTATTAGATCCAACCACCTCCCAAGGTGGCGTTATGACTCTACCATTTATATGGCCGGAGAATTATCTTGACGTCACTAAGGCAGGTTGGCCGGATGAGATGGGAGAGGTCGACATCCACGATTTCGACACCTTAAACCATGCGAATGGTGGCACAGATCCTATATCTGTTGTCATCTTTGTTTGGGCTGAGAATGTCACTCTCGCGGTACCGACCACTAGCGTTGCTCAGTCAGGTGTGGTTACATCTTCTGACTTGGATGAACAAGGTTTTCCAAAGCCTTATGTCACACAAGCCGGAGGAGATAAGCCACCACGTGCTAAGAAGCTTGCTTCTAACACGGATACTAGTGATGAATTCGCCCAAGATGGACTCATTAGTAAACCTGCATCTGCAGTTGCCAAGTTGGCTGACACTTTGTCTATGATCCCTATTATAGGGCCATATGCTAAGGCTACTTCTCTCGTGTCTTCACGAATTGGGGATGTTGCCCGCATTTTTGGTTATTCTAGACCTCAGATTTTATCTGATACGTCTGCGTATGTGCCACGTTACTTAGGTAATTTGGCTAATGCTGACGCACCAGAGAATTTGGTTAAGTTGTCATTAGATTCTAAGAATGAGTTGTCTATCGACACGCGAGTCATGGGACTCGGTGGAGAGGATGAGCTCACCGTCAACTCTATTTGTCAGAGATGGTCGTATTGGCGCCAATTTGATTGGCCTGAAGCGGCTGTTACTGATACGATGCTGACTTCAATGATTGTGACTCCCTTATACGGAGACACGTTGTTGGCAGCACCGGTGACGGAGATTCATAGTACTGCTTTGGCGTTCGGAGCTTCTCCATTTGATGCTTGGCAGGGATCGATTAAGTTCCGCTTTAACATTGTGTGCTCAGAGTACCATAGGGGTCGTTTGAGGATTGTTTATAATCCAACGACGAGTCCCGCAGGTGCTATTCCTTATAATCAGGTGTATTCAACAATTGTAGATATATCTAAAGATAGGGACTTTGAATACGAAGTTAAGTGGGCTGATATCCGTGCTTGGGCACAAAACATTGGTATTTCCGGTATTGTGGGTTCTACATTGTATGACGATGTGAATCCAGTTTTGGCTGGAGGTGTCTTTGACAATGGATCTTTGTCCGTATATGTTGTGAATGAGTTGGCTACGCCCTCTACAGCACCAGCTGATATTAAGGTTCAAGTATGGGTTAAGGGAGGTGATGATTTCGCCGTCTCTGTTCCTACTACAAAGAATCTATCTACGCTGTCTGTGTTTAAACAACAGTCTGAGTTGGCCCCCGAAGTTATTGGGGACTCTGATGAGGGACCGAATTCTCCCACTTCCGTTTGTGAGGTGGCGAGTTTTGCTCCCGGTGAGAGTATTAATGATGATAATCAGTACTTGGTGTACCAAGGTGAACGTATCGTGTCTTTTCGCGAGATGTTGCGCCGATACCATTATTGGAATTCATATTATCCAGCCGAGACAGGTAGTGGTGTCAGGGTAGTCTCACAGAATGTTGGGGATTTCCCCTTCTATAGAGGCTGGGAGCCTTCAGGTCAGGATTTAGCCACTGGTACTTTGGGACCGGTTGGTTATAATTTCTGCACTGAGACACTACTCAATTACCTTACTCCAGCGTTCGCGTTGAGGCGAGGTGGTTTGAGGCATAAGTTGTTATTTTCTCAAGTTGGAGGATCGACTCGTAGTCCAGTATTGTCTGTTTCCAGGCATAATCTGAATGGAGCCGACAATAGTGTTTCCACGCATCCTCAAGATAATGCTCTCCTTGGAGATCGCAGGAAAGAGATGCAGGAGACAGAACGATCTAGCTTAGGTGGTACTGCTTTCACTCCTACGTTTAATAATCCTGCTCTGGAATATGAGACGCCGTTCTATACGAATGGGCAACGTTTCTTACCAGGTAGGTATGTTAATACTTATGGAGGACCGAACATGGCACATGAATTTTCTGTGGATGTTCCTACGCTAACTAGCGGTAATGCTTATCGAGTTGACAAGTTTGTCAGTGTTGCCGAGGATTTCCAATTGGGATTCTTCGTCGGCGCTCCAATCATGTACTCGTATGCAGATCCTGCAGCGGCATAGTCTCAGAAGACTTAAAACATCTGAAAAATGTCCAGGCCATTTGTCCTGGTATCCGCATGGAATGTGTATATAAAGCTAAAAAA